TTGTCTTTCATCTTGCTTGATTTGTCGTCATAGTGTCCGGGCATTATTCAGCTCCTCTTAACATTGGTCTGGTTATCTTGCGGGAAACGGCACCGCGCCTTGCGGCCTTGCGCTCGCCCACCTCTCGCTTGAACTCGCTCTCTGCTGCAGCACGCTTGGTGCCGAACTCGCCTTCGTCAAACTTCTCCACCTCTGGCGCAACTGGCGCGGTTGGCAGCGCCGGTGCTTTTTCGGTAAACGTGGGGATTGGTTTTGGCTCGTAGTAGGTGTAGGGCTCGCGCTTGACTTCATAGCCAGCAAGGCCAAACAACCCGTAACGTGGCTTCTTGGTTTCTTTGATTGCTGTGCGCTCAATGACAGGATTTTTTTCTAGCTCAGCCAGCGTGGCGGTGTATTCATCCAGCTTCTTTTGGTAGGCCGTCTTTTGAGTTTCATAGGCTGGCAGCAGCGACTCTTTGTATGTGGCCATCTGCTCTTCAAAAGGCCTCATCTTCTCGGCCACGCCAGTTTGGTACCCAGCAAATGCGGTTTGGTACTCGCCGGTCAGCGCATCGATGTTGGCTTTGTACTGCTTGGCCAAGCGGTCAATGTCAGATGTGCTGCGCCGGGCGATCTGGCGTTGTTTGAATTGGGGCAGTGTGGCCATTACTGGATCCTCATGCCTGCGCTGCCGAGATCCATGCCTAGACCAAGCTCGGCATCCATGCGCTCGCCTGAGAGAAGAGATCTGCGGCCACCACGGGTGCGAGCTCTGAGCGCGGATGCCTCGGCAGCTGCAGCTTTGCGGCGCTCTTCGTCGGCAGCTTCTTGCACTTCTTTGGCCTTGCGCTCCATTTCCAGCTTGTTGGTCTGGTAGTTTTGCTGCGATGTTGCAAACTGCTCGCGAGCGATGTTGGCTTGCTGCTCAAGGGACGCGCCTTGCTTGGCATACTCGGCGGTTTGTTTTCCAAGCTCAAGTCGCATGGCTGCTTGGTCAGAGGCCTGCTGCGCCAGCATGCTGCGCTGCTGGTCTTCAGCTTCTTTGCGTGATTTACGCGCCTCGTTGGCGGTATAAGCAGAACTTAAAAGAATTGCGCTGGCAATGTAAATGGCCATAATTAACCTCCAATCAAAACCTGATCAATCTTGTCTGCATCTGTCTCTTGCGTCGCGTGGATACAGAACCAAACACTGTCTTCATGCGCTGTGATGATGTGATGTTGGCCAGCAAGAATATTGATACAGGCAGGTGCCTTGTATTCGGTTCTCACTCCCTCCACCTCCACCGTCACATCACCCTTAGCCAAAATACTCAAATGATCGTAGGCATGCGCATGGCTGACCACAAAATGCTTTGCTGGCAACAGCATCTGCTTTGCGTATAGCCCAGCAGAAAAATGATGCACCACACCCAAATCAACTTCAATCATATGCAAACGATTCTAATGGTGTTTGTACAAGGGGCAATTACTGTATATCGTGGCGATATCTCTCATGCAAACACATCAAAGTCGGTGCTGGCGCTGGACTGGCCCATGGGTCGGCCACCGAGCTGGTGGGTGCGGGTCATACGGTTGTATTCGCCGCCGCCCAGCATCAGGTAGCCAAAGGAGTCACCAATGTGTGAGTGCTCGTTCTTGTTTGGCGCGTCCCGAAAGCGCTCTTGGCCAGCGCCGACCGCCACCCGCTTGAAGTGATAGCCACCAGCAAGCGCTTTGCGTAGCAACTTGCACTCGCGGTTGACAATAAGCCCCGGTTTGCCTTGAATCAGCCGCTGCATGGGCGCAGCAGAGGCCTCTCTTCGCACCTTGAAGTCGTTGCTGGCCGTGGGTTGTGCTCGCAGTCCCAAGGTTTTCAAGTGATCAAAGGCAGTTGTCTCATAAATGGTTTCTCTGGCCATACCGGCTGGGTCGCCCCAGACCAAAACTTGGTGATTAGGGTACCGCTGGTTCAGTTCAGCCAGCAGCTGGTGGCCAAAGCGCTCTAAACCCATGTCAAAGGTCACGATTTCTTGGTGGATCAGCCACCTGCCGTTGGGCAAGCGCTGGCCAATGGTGGCTGCAGGGGTCAATCCGAAGTCAAGCCCTATCTGTATGGGCACATTGGGCTCAATTTCGGTGTCGCCGGACATGGTGCTGTCTTCGTACTCTGGCCAAACAGGCCTGCCTTCTTGGACATAGGTGTATTCGCCACCGGCATAGCAACGGATCCAGTCCAAATTCTTGCCAAGCAGCATTTGTTGGTAGTAGCCAGCTGGCAGGTTGTGGACATTCTCGGCCTTGGGGTTGACTTTCCACCACTTGCCCGACGCAAAGATGTGGTCGTTGGCCTCTGGGTTCTCAGGCAGGTCGTCAACGTCTACGGGCACCACGCCGCCGGGCTGCTTGAAGAACTTCCAAGCGTACTGGCCAGTCATCTTCTCCTTCTCGGCCATGCGGTGCCACCAATGGTCATCATCCATGGGGTTGGTGTCCATCCAGATACCGTGCCATGTGGCCCCGCCATCGCGCTTGGTGGGATAACGGCCAACCCGGTGGGTCAAGCCATCAATAACGGCCTTGGGCAGCTCACGCGCCTCGTTCACCCAAGCACCTGTCAGCTCCAAGGACAACAGCTTCCTGACATCTTTGGGTTGATCAAGGGCAAGGAATATCACTTCGCAGTCAATCCCAGCGGCACCCTCACGGGCTGGCAGCCGGATGTGGTGGGTGATGGGCGGTGTCCACAGCATGGGGCCAAAGGTTGACTCAGGAAAGAGATCCAACCATGTCTTGATGGTTGTCGTCTTCAGCATGGGGTAGCTGTTCCTGACAATGGCCCAGCGCGAATACCTGACGTTGTCAATCGGGCTGGCCTTTTGCTGCACCGCCTTGATGAAGATCTTGGCCGCACACCCGTAGCTCTTGCCGCTGCCCACCGGCCCCATGATCCCTTGCACAAAGTTCTTGCTCTGGATGAAGTCGTAGATCACTGGCGACTCGCTGAAGTCTAGGTTCAGCCCCGCCATCGGCACGCTCTTGTCGGACATCTCTTTGGTACGGCTCATCTTCTTGCTCCAGTTGTTCAGCTATTTGTCTCTTGCGCCACATGATTCTTTTGCTTGAGTTTGGCTTCTGCCCACCACACTGCTGACTGCCATGCCTGTTCAGTTACCCAAGATTCTTTACAGCCCTGTGCAATCTCCTCATCAGTCAGCCCCACCCATGTGCGCTGTGCCAAGGCTTCTCTTTCCTTGGCGGCTACAAGGTTGGCAAAGGCTTCAATTTGTTGCATCGTCACAGGCACTGTCAAACTAGTGCGATTAGTTGGGCTTGTCCATGATGAATAAATGCCAGACCAGCCAGCCTTTTTTACCATCTCAATGATTTCATCTTGTGTCATGCTTCCCCCCTTGGTGCCACCACATTGATGTCAATCACACTCGGCTTCTCATTGCCGTCATCAGGGTTGTCAAGCAGACCACTTGCCTTGGCCAGCAGCCTCAAGACACCCACCTTGTCGTAGAGCTCAATGTCCAGCGTGGAGTACACATTGCCATCAGAGTCCTTCTTGCTGTTGACCTTGATGCTCTTGATCGCGTGCAACGCATGCTCCGGGATATCACTTGAGCGCTTGACAGTCACATTGCCCTGCTCATCCCAAGACATGATGTCTGTCAGCTTGGTGTTGGCCATGCTCAACAACGCATAAGCCACAGCCTCCTTGTTGGCCATGATGGTGCTTGAGCGCTCCAGCCTGCGCTGCACAGACCTCACCCCGCCCCAGTTGGTCAGGGGTGGAATCACGGTTGACTTAACCCTTGCCATCAGAACGGTATATCGTCATCATTGTCCGGCACCGCAGCCTTGGGGCTCGGCTGGGGCGCAGCAAACACAGGCGCAGCAGCAGACCCAGCACCAGCGCTGCTCATCTTGGCCTTGCCAACCTTGATCTTGAACCAGACCCCGCCGTCAGGCTTCTTGTTGACGTAGATGTCCAAGAAGTGCTTCGTGCCATCAGGCATCACAAACGTGCCCTTGTAGTCGCCATGCCACGCCTCAGTCTTCTCAGCGTTCTTCCACGCCTTGCCCTCACTGGGCTTGATCTCATTGTCGTTTGTCATAAAAGTCCTTTACATGATTGTCGTTGAAAAAGTGGGGAAAATTTCGGAGTGGGCCCCGCACGCAGTACGGAGAGGCGGGGGGCAAGGGTATCGATTTGCGCACACGGCTGGCCACGCCCTGCCTGCCGCTGGCCGCGAGAATACATGCATGCCTGACCCTGCCAGCAGCCAGACACCCCTTGACGCGCCAGCCTTGTACAAAACCCAGACGTTCGTATGCTGGTTGTACACCTCGGATTGCAGGGCCTGCAAGGCGCTGACAGGTCGAGTGACTACCTGCGCCTAGACCAGCCTGTGACCGTGGCTGCAAGGCCTGCTCCTGTGGCTTGGCGGGGCATCTGGTCATCGGGCATCTGCCTGCAACTGCCTGATCCCTGCCATCAGGACATGGCTGCTAGGCTTGATGCCCTCGGCTGCGTACAGCGGCAGCAGGGTGTCGAGGCAGTCTCGGATCTGCTGTGCAGACATGCCGTCGCTGACAAGTTGTGCGACATCTTGGTTGTGCAGAACAGACATGTCTGCATCGCTTTTAAAAATGTTATCCACTTTACAAGCAGACCCCCCTTGTTCTTTGTGTTCTCTACAACCCTCAGAGGTTGTGCCATAAACACCGTCAGGTTGTATCTGGGCAGAGTTATCCACAGGCTCTTGTTGACTACTTTGAGCCTCTGGTTGTACAACCTCTAGGGGTTGTGCCTGTGCTCCCTTTGATTGAGCCTTTTTGATGGCTGCTTTCATGTTCCTGACTGTGACTGTTTCGCCTGACTTGGGCATGGTTAGTGTCCTCTTGGTTGGTTGCTTGAGTGCTTTGCTGATTGCTTGGGCGACTCTGCGCTGGCCCTCTGGATCTGGTTTGTCTGCTTCCATTGCTTGCTGCTCCTTCATGTAGGGTGGTCTGGTGTCTTCGATGCTGCTGGTGATGCTGACTGCGTCTTCGGCACTGATGCTTGGGTCAAAGATGACACGCCATGTGGTGTGCCTTGCGCCGGGCATTGGCTTCTTCAAGATCTCTAGGTAGCCTGCCTTGGTCAGCTTGACAAGGTGCTTGCTGATGGCTTGCTGGCTGATGCCGAGCCTGTCTGCCATGGTCTTTTGGCCAACCCAAGTGATGCCAGACCGGTTCATGTAGCTGCAGATCAGGATGAATGACCTGATCATGCCGGGTGTTAGATCCTTGTCAGTGCAGGCTCGGATCGGTATGACCGCGATCTTGCGCTGATCCGGTGCCAGTGGCTCTTCCTTGATCCTTGGCTTCTTGGGTATGGTGAAGTTGACAGGTTCAGTCATCGCGTTCACTTGGCTGCCTTCCATAGCTTGGTGACCATAAGCGCCAGCTCATTGGCTGACTCTTGGCCACGCCTGTCCTGTACTGCCAAGATGTAGTCCCGCCTGCTGATCTGCGGGGTTGACTTGCGCCGCTTGTTGACCGTGACAGGCAGCGTGTCAAGCACCCACTTGGCCTCGGTGTAGGCGCGGTACTCCATGCTGTAGCTGCCCACCTTGGTGCCGTCTGGCAGCGTGATGAGCCGGGCATCTGGGTGCACCTTGCCGCATGCTGGGCAGGCCAGCTCATCTACCGAAGACACGGCTAATGATCTTCTTGCCAAGGCTTGGCTGCTCTTGCTTCCAATTGCGCTCAATCTCAGCTGCCAGCTGCTTGCGTAGCCATGTTGCCCCGCCCAGCTGCTTAAAGGCTTCCTTCTGGCTTGCGGTGACCCGCACAGCAATGCTGATCTGCTTGCCTGTAATCTCACTTTGTGGTCTGGGCATTTGTGTCCTTCAATATCTCTTCGTTAAGCTCAAACGCAATGCGCCTGACCGAGTCCAGCAGCTCCCGCAGGTCGGCCACCGTGTTCATCTCCCGCTCCAGCGCCTGCTTGAGCAGCTCAATCTGGTGCTGGAAGTTGCGGATCTCGCCGTTGGCCTCTTGCGTGTCACGCACGGTGCCCTCGTCGTCGCGGAACAGTTTGACGTAGCTGACATGCATCATTTTTGCTCCAAGTATTCCAGCATCAACCACAGCACAAGCAGGGTCAGCAAGGATCCCAGCAGCATGAGTGCTACCACCCAAAAAACAGTCATCAACATGATTGCACCTCCAATGCCCAATGTAAAAGCGCCAGCGCGTCTGCCTCATTGTCGTCAGTGACAGGATGGCCAAGCAGCTGCATGGCCTCGACCATGTCGTGCTTGCCGGCGTTGCCCCTGCCAGTCGCATGCTTCTTGATGGTGCCCACCGGCACGCCTTGGTAAGGGATCTTGTGGTGCTCACACCATGCCGTCAGCGTGGCCATCAAGCCACCGTAGACATGCGCTGAGTCGGTGCTGGCATGCCTGCGCACCTCTTCAAAGTAAACCGCCTGCAGCTCGCCACCGACCGTGCCTTTGAGCTCACTGAGCCACTGCTTGAAGCGCAGGTATCGCATGCCGCCACCTTCGTACCTGCCGGGCTTGAAGCTGGCCCAGCCATGGACAATGCTGCCGTCCATTGGCCTGCATGCCCAGCCTGTGGTCGTGCCCAAGTCCAGCGCCAAGATTGTTTCATTCATGGCCAAGCTCCGCAGGCTTGTCGCCCGTGGCCACCAGCGCCAGCTCAATCAGGTACAGCGGCACCAGCTGGCCATCTCGGACCCTGTCCAACAACTTGTGTGCTTCTTGTGGTGTCATGGCTGGCGCACCCCAGAGAGGAACCGCTGCAGCCGGGGCTGGAGCTCGCCGTAGCGCGGCTGCAATTGCTCACGCACGCACTGGTCGATCAGAGATGACACGCTGCGCCCTTGGTCAACAGCCGCCTTGTCAAGCAGCTCTCGCGTTGATGGGTGCAAACGCATGAGAAAAGGTTTGAGTTTAGGTTTCATGGCTGGCGAGTGTATATCTACCTGATACCGCCTGCCTAGCCAAATGTGTTGTATTAGGGTAACTCCCTAGAAAATACTTGGTTTAGGTACTTCCAAAGCGATATACAAACCGTGATATAGTTCGTTCATGTTCAACGCGTAGATAACACGCAAAGGAGTTGCAAACATGATCCACATCGCAGACCGCCTTCACAAAGCCAGCAAGATCAATGATGCTGGTGCTGAACTTTGGAGCCTGTACAACGTACTTGCCGATGATGTTTCCGGAGATGAGTTGCTTAAGCGTTTTGATGCTTATGTTGACGATCTCAGCGAAGAAGCTCAAGCTCTTTACCGCAAACTGGCCAAGTAAGGAGATCTGATCATGTCCAAATTCGTTGCCTACTACCGCGTTTCCACCGACCGCCAAGGTCAGTCCGGCCTCGGCCTTGATGCCCAGCGTGCAGCTGTGGCCAAACACATCGGCACCGCCGAGCTGGTGGCCGAGTTCACCGAGGTCGAGTCTGGCCGCAAGAACGACCGCGAGCAATTGGCTGCAGCTCTGGCCACCGCCAAGCGCACCAAGTCCATGCTGGTCATCGCCAAGCTCGACCGCCTTGCCCGTAACGTGCACTTCATCTCTGGCCTGCTTGAGTCCGGCGTGCCCTTCGTCTGCGCCGACATGCCCGAAGCCGACCGCACCTTTTTGCAAATGATGGCCGTTTTTGCTGAGTGGGAAGCACGCAAGATCAGCGAGCGCACCAAGGCAGCGCTGGCGCAGGTCAAGGCACAGGGCCGCACCCTCGGCTGCCCCACACCTGAGATCGGCTCAGCCATTGGCGTGGCCAAGATCCAAGCCAAGGCAGACAAGTACGCTGAGCGCGTTGGCCCCATCGTGCGCGACATCATCGCCAAGTCTGGCGCAGACACCATGCGCGATATCGCAGCAGCCCTGCAAGCACGCGGCGTGGCCACACCACGCGGCAACACCAACTGGAACGCTTCGCAAGTGTCCAACCTTCTCAAACGCATCTAAGGAGCAAGCACATGGTTCAAAAATTCAACACCGGCAAAGTGATCATCGGCTCATGCTATGAGCTTCCCCTGACCCCAGAATCAGACCCCGACATGCTGCGCCTGCAGCGTGCCCTGCTGCCACCGCCACACCCGCTTGAAACCAGAGCAGCCGCGGCTGCCGACATGGTCTTGTATGTGGTTGCAGCCATCGGGCTGGTTGTGATCATCTTCGTATGAAGGTTGGCCAGATCATCCGAGATTCGCAGCTCGACCTGTTTGAGCAGCGCGATGCCGACTTCTTGGCCCGGTGCCGGGCGGTCGCAGCCGAGGTCTGCCGCCAGCATGGCAGCGTCAGCATCAATGATGTGCGTGAGCGGGTCCAGATCCCCGCGCACCTCCACCCATCTGTCTTGGGCGCGGTCTTCCGCACCAAGCAGTTCGTCAAGGTTGGCCTTGTTGAGGCCAATCACCCCCAAGCGCATGCCAGAGTGGTGCGTGTTTATCAACTACAGGAGTAAAAAATGGCAGGCAAACTGACCGACGACAAAGCAATGAGCGCATCGCGCTTACCCGGGCTCATGGGCTTCAGCAAATACAGCACGCCCAATGATGAGCTGCAGTTCAGCATCAACGCGATTGACGGCAAAGAGCGCCCCGACATTGGCAACGAAGCCATGGGCTGGGGCAACACCTTGGAGCCGGTCATCCTGATCGAAGCGGCCAAGCGCTTGGGGCTTACCGAGTACGACACACAGATCGGCCACGCCTACACACACAACGCTGTGGCCCTGTCGTGCTCGCTGGATGGCATTGGCTTTGGCCTTGGCCAAGAGATCTTCACCGACCCCGATAAGGGTATCTATGTGGTTGGCCAAGACTCAATCATTCTCAATGGACCCGGCGTTCTTGAAGCCAAACTCACCAAGACCATGCCCGAAGATGTGCCCCACCTTGCGCGTGGCCCAATCCAGCTGCAAGGCCAGATGCTGATCACTGGCCACAAGTGGGGCGCGGTGTGCGTGCTGTACCAAGGCATCGAACTGCGCGTGTTCTTGTTTGCCCCGCATGACGACACGCAAAAAGCAATCATCAAAGCTGTGCTGGCCTTCGAGCACAAACTGCAAACCTACCGTGAGAGCGGTGCCATTGACTGGTACCCGCCTGAGACAAGCAAGGAGATGGATCGCATCTACCCGCAGGCCGTGGCCAAGGAAGAGATATCCCTTGACATGCAGGCCGAGCGCTTGGCCGAGCAGCTGCTGGCTGCCAAGTCTGTGGTCAGAGAAGCCGAGGCCTCAATTGACAACGCTGAGAAG